CACAAGCGTCTGTGCTGCAATAAGCCTCACCCTGTGCTTCCAGATTTTCTACGCCATCATAAATTGCAGACCAATCAATTTTTGCAATTTTGCCTACGTAAGAATTATATTCTTCTCTTGTAATATTATTGTATGGTTGTTGCGGAAATGTTTCATTACCCATAGGTAAAAACGAAACAGCCTTTAACTCACCTTCATAAAGATGAAGGGCTGGAGCAATATGTTTTTTCTCTGTTTCCTTATCAAATGACAGGGTTACAGATACTCCATTGTCAGACCAATACTTTTGAGCGGTAGCAGCCAAACCAATCTTTTCAAAAAGACTTACATCTTTCTCAGAACGAGGATGTCCAGATGCTACTGGGAAATATACTACTGATGTATTGGCAGAAACTAAGTCTGCTTCAACTTTATACCCTGCTGCTTTAAATAAATGTAGCATTGGATCTGTATTTCCAAACCTTATAGCACGTAGATAAAATGCTCCTCCTGGACCCCAATGAACTCCTGGTGTTGCACCAGATAGTAGTGATACAGATCCTGAAGGTTTTACAGTGGTTACACGAATTGATTCACGTACACATAGCCATTCTGAGTATTTTTTGTCATACCCGCGGATTTTATTATATCCAGAATCCATCCAGTCACGAAGTGCTGGCATTCCCTTTGTATCAGCAAATGATGCGATACCAGTTAGAGATGTTCCAATGCGACGATTACGTTGCATAATTCCATTTGTGGTTTGCCAATGTGTTGGCATAAGAGTAACAGTCTTTCCATATAGATATGCAAACTTTAATGTACGAAGAAAATCTTCTCTATCATCGTGACGATTTAAGTGAACTTCTACTAGTGTACATAATTCATAAGATTCCAATGGTTGCTCTGCACATGGATTAAAACCCATCACACGATAATCTTTACCATCTGCTGCATCTGCTAGTCTTCCGTAATTACGAGCAACATCTAACCAAATAAATCCTGGCTCTCCATTGTCTGAAATTAAATCAACGTAATCTTCATAGTTTGTTCCAACCTCTGCAGCAATAGAGTTGTTAGACATCCAAGCCCATCCTGGATTTTTTGGATCATAAGAGTTACGCTCTGGAAAAACCTCTGCATTTTTTAAATTACTAAAGTCTTTATCTTCAGGATTACCTAAAGCGAGGGTAGCAGAACGACGAACATTACCAGAAACAACACAGGTACCAATAAGGTTTACAATATCTACTATTGCACGAGAATCAAATTTATCTCCTGCTCTAGATCCTACAACCTTTGTAATACGGTTATGTAAATCTATTAATGGTGCTGGACCACTGGCTACCCCGCCAAAACCCTTGATAGGCGCCCCCAACGGTCTAATAAGGTCATAGGTGAACTGTTGTATAGGTTGGTTTGGGCGAAGATATGAATTTATTAATAGTCTTACAGATTCAACCCAGCCTTCTCTAGTATCAGGAATTTCATATACTGATGGTGGCTCAGTTGGGGCGTAGATTACCATCTCTTTTTCTTGTCCAAGGGTATCAAACCCTACGCCTATACCTAACATTAATGCGTCCATTACCCAACAAAATAAGGCTCCTGGATCATTACGATCAAGATCACGAGTAGAGACCATTGCACAGTTTTGCAGGGAAGCAGAGTTACGCTTATCCATAGTCATGGGAGTTCCGAATGCCCATAGGCCACGTCCTGGTGGTGTCCACTTTAATTCAAACATTCTTTGGAAGGCTTCTTGAGCAGACTTTTGAGCCTTATTATCATTCCAAGGTAAACGATTTTCTTTAGCATGGTTCTTTTGAACTGAGTACATACCTTCAATTACACGCTTACAAACTTCATACCATCTTTCTTTTGTACCGTCTTCTTTCATACGTGAATAGGTACGTATGAAGGTTACTTCGCCAAGAGAGTTTGATCCAGCATCTGAGAATCCAAATGGCGCTGGTGTGTCTTTGTATTTTGCTACGAAGTCTTCTAGTAAACGAAAAGAAAAGGTATCTGACATAAAATTTCCAACTTTCTAATAAAAATATGATAAGTACTTTAAGAATTATAAAGTAGTGTTAAGTATATCATAGGTTTAAAAAGAAAAACACGCCTGGTTAAGACGTGTAAATCTTTACTTTAGAGTTAGTGCTTTGTTTTTTGTTAAGTACTATGCACCAATTAGCATAAATTCGCTAAATGCTGCTCCGCCACCTGATGTTGCCCAAGATAAGTTTCCAGAACCATCAGTTGATAATGCTTGTCCTGCTGTTCCGTCTGCTGCAGGAAGTACCCAAACCTTGTTTGATGTAACAGTTCCTGGTGACTTAAAACCAACATAGTGAGTTGAATCTGTATCTGCTAATCTAAGTTCTGCTGTAGCGTTAAGAGTAAGTGCTGTTGTTGCTACTGCACTTGCTAAAGTTTTATTTGTAAGAGTTTCGCTACCCGCTAAAGATGCAAGGTCAGCATCACTAACTGCAGTATTTAATTCAGCCAGAGTTGAAGTAATTGTATTTGAGCCAAGAGATATTGACTTATTTGTAAGCGTATCTGTGGTCGCACGTCCTACTAATGTATCTGTGCTGGTTGGTAAAGTTAGAGTTCCAGTATTAGAAATACTAGAAATAACTGGTGTTGTTAAAGTTTTGTTTGTAAGAGTTTCAGATACATCTTTAAGAGCAGTTCCATTCATATAGTATGACTTGCCAGAAGCAAGATTAATATGCTCTGAAGATGTCCATGAGTCTGTTGAGTCTACCCAGTTAAAGGTTTTATCTGTTGCGCCCTTTAATGTTATACCGCCACCATCTGCAGTTGTATCTGTAGGTGTTTCAACATCTCCAAGAGTAATATTCTTATCATCTACTGCAAGAGTAGTTGAGTTAATTGTAGTTGTTGTACCATTAACTGTTAAGTCCCCTGAAAGAACCAAAGATGTACCAGTTGCAGCACCAATGTTTGGTGTTATAAGTGTTGGAGTATCAGCAAAAACAAGTCCGCCAGTACCAGTCTCATCAGAGATTACTGAACGAAGTTCTGACGAAGTAGTTGCAGCAAAAACATCCAACTTATTATTTGTAAGAGCAACAGTGCCTGTAGCATCTGGCAAAGTAATAGTGCGGTCTGCTGTAGGATCAGTTACTGTGATAGTTGTTTCAAAGTCATTTGCAGTAGCGCCTTCAAAAACAATTGATCCATCATTAAATACTGCTCCAGTAATTACTGGACTAGTTAAAGTTTTGTTTGTAAGAGTTTGCGTTCCAGTTTCAGTTACAATGCCTGCTGCAATGTCACTTGTTAATGCTATTGTTCCTGTGCTTGTTGGCAGAGTAAGGGTTGCAGCCCCGTTTGTAATACTTGAGATTACTGGAGTTGTTAAGGTTTTGTTTGTAAGCGTTTCTGCTCCAGTAAGTGTGGCTACATCAGCATCGCTAATTGCGGTATTTAATTGAGCAAGAGTTGATGTAACTGTGTTTGAACCAAGTGAGATTGATTTATTTGAAAGTGTATTTGTTGATGATGCTGTTACTGTGATATCAGATGTTAGGGCTACAGTACCAGTAGCGTCTGGAAATGTTATAGTGCGATCAGCCGTTGGGTCTCCAGCAGAAAGAGTAAGTTCATGAGCATCTGCTGTAGAACCTTCCATTACGATTGTTGAAGTAAATACACCAATATCTGTAATGTCTGAAAGGTTTCCAGTTGTAATAACTGTACCAGTTACGTTTGGAAGAGTGATTGTACGGTCAGCAGTTGGGTCTGTTACTTGAAGAATAGTTTCATAGGAGTCTGCTGTAGCGCCTTCAAAAGTAATGCTTGTACCAAAAGCAGGATTAACAGTAGAGTTAATATCGGCAAAGTAGTCTAGGCTTGTCCAGTTATTTACACCGTCACCAATTTTAAATTTATTTGTGTCTGATTCCCAGCCTATTTCGCCAGCATTTAATACTGGTCCTGCTCCTGCATTTGTAGAAATCCACTGCGCTGCAGTTCCTCTACGCTGTTGCATTCTGGTTGCCATTTATTACTCCTTATACTTAGTTATATTATAACAGATAATTAGTTAAAGTTATCTGTTGCTATTCCGCCGTCGTACGTTGCTTCAAATTCTGTAGTGTTGTAAAGTCCAGCACTTACAAGAACTCCAGGTTCATAATAAAACCCAGCATCAATAAATCTACTTACAACTAGTCCAGTTCCATCAATTGCTGTGTCATGAATATGATCAGGCAGTGTTTCAGAATCTTCAAGGGTAGCAATTGCAATCCATTGACCATTGTAGTATACGTGAATACGCTCTGTTACTGTATCAAACCATAAATTTCCATTTGCTGGAGTTTCTGGCTGTGTTGTTCCAATAGTTGGAGAACCAACTGCAGTATCTACATAAAGTTTTGTTGCTGCATGAGCATTTTGAGTAGGGGTGGCAACTGTGACTGTTGATCCAAAAGTACCGCCATCGGCTACAATAATGCCGTGCTTTACTCTAAAGTCTTTATTTACAGTTGCCATGTTTAAGCCCCTATCTTAATTATGCTTCAATATAAATTTTGTGTACTTTAACAGCGGTATCTGCTGCTGCACCAGTTACCTGAAGAAGAACGTTTCCACCGCTGTAAACAGCGTTAGTTGTTCCTAGTTCAGCATTGCTGATTACATCTGCATACTCTGTTAAGTAAACACTATTATTGCCATCAACTGTAACAAGTATTTCAATTACTTCAATATCATTACCCTTTTTCATTTGTACGATATATTTAGCACTTGAGTATGTTGCTGTTGACCAGGTATCAATTGTTGTTGCTGAAGTTCCTGCGGTAGCAAGAGCAGAACCAACAAGGGCATCTGGAAGAGCAATACTTGTCGCTGCTGCTGCACCAAGGGTTGGTGTAGTAAAGGTTGGACTATTAGCAAATACTAGTGAGCCAGTTCCTGTTTCATCTGTAATTGCTGAGATAAGGTTTGCAGAAGATGGTGTTCCAAGGAAATCGGCAATGCCAGTTCCAAGGGATGTGATTCCTGTACCGCCATTAGCAACAGGAAGTGTTCCTGTAACTCCAGTAGTTAGGGAAACATTTGTAATAGTGTTTGCTGAACCACTAATTGACTTGTTTGTAAGTGTCTGAGTTCCATCGTTTGTTGTTACAGTTGAATCAATATCAAGAGTGTTTCCAGTCTTGTCTAATCCTGTACCCGCAACAATTTGTCCTAGACCAGTAAACTGGGTAAAGGTAAGCGCTGTAGTTCCAATTGTGATTGCGCCATTGTTAGTTAATGTATAACCTTGATCAGCGTTAACAGTTCCTTCTTCTACGAATACCGCAAAATTTGAAGTAAGTTCAGCACCTGCATCTGCATCAGTTGAACGATCTGGAGCACCAGATGCCTTAACTACATAGATACCATTTTCTGAACCAGTTGACTGATTCTTAACAAGAACACGGTCACCTGTAGCAAGAGTTACTCCGTCAAGAGTATCTCCATTTTCTAGATCAGATGCGAGTGTTACTGCTGCAGTTGTTGCTGCACGTACTGATGCTTTCCAGTCAATACCTTGTGCTGCTGAGTCTACATAATTCTTTGTTGCTGCATCTGTTCCATCAGTTGGTGTACCAAGACCTGTAATCTTGTTTGTACCCATTGCAATTGCACCAGTCATTGTGCCACCAGCAAGTGCTAACTTAGCAGCAAGATCTGTTGTAAGATTTGCAATCTTAGACTGAGCGATTGCAGCAGCAGAATTAATGTCTGCATCTACAATTGTATCGTTAGCAATCTTTGCTGAAGTTACTGCACCTTCTGCAAGTTTTGCTTCTGTTACGTTAGCGTCTTTAATCTTTGCTGTCTCTACTGAGTCTGCAGCAAGTTTAGCAGCGGTTACGTTAGCATCTTTAATTTTTGCTGTTTCTACTGCATCTGTAGCAAGTTTTGCTGCTGTTACTGCAACATCTGCAAGTTCGGCTGTATTTACTGCTGAATCTGCAATCTTAGCATTTGTAACTGAGTTTGATGCAAGTTTTGCTTCTGTTACGTTAGCGTCTTTAATCTTTGCTGTCTCTACTGAGTCTGCAGCAAGTTTAGCAGCGGTTACGTTAGCATCTGTAATCTTTGCTGTTGTTACTGAGTCTGTAGCAAGTTTAGCGTTAGTTACGTTAGCGTCAACAATCTTTGCTGTCTCTACAGAATCTGAAGCAAGTTTTGCTGCTGTTACGTTAGCGTTTAAAATCTTTACGGTAGTTACTGAATCTGAAGCAAGCATTGTTGCTGTAACTGTACCAGTATCACCAGATGTAACTACGGTACCTGTTACGTTAGGAAGTGTAATTGTACGATCTGCTGTTGGGTCTGCAACTGTAAGGGTTGTCTCATAGTCATCTGCTGTTGAACCTTCAAAAGTAATTGATGTATCAAATACACCAACTGCTGCAGGGTTTGACCATTGAACGCCATATGTTGCTCCTGACGCTGCTGTAAGGACTTGCCCATCTGTTCCAATGCCAAGACGTGCTACTGCATCGTCTGCACTACCTACTAATAAATCACCCTTAGCATCAATTGTGCCTGCTGTGATTACGTTCTTTCCATTAACGGTCGCAGTTGATCCCTCAACTACCAGTCCCGATTTTACTCTAAAATCTTTTGTTACTGTTGCCATCTTTTATCTCCTTAGTTAGGCCTTTAATCCCATACGCATGTAGCGCAGAGTTATAGGTGTACTTCCCCCCACAGGAACCACAGTTAGTGAAACTGTGTCTCCAGCCTTTGAAACAGAGATGGTGCCAATATTCCCATCATTTTCAATAGTGCCATATTGACTAACAGATACATCTGATCCATCATTCAATATTGTTAATTCTGTAACAGCGTACTTATTTGCACCGCCTGCTACATGCTTGAGTGAGATCATATATTTCATTGATCTAAACTCGCTTGATGCAAAACTATCAAATACTGTTGAGTTTTCAATTCCATTAATTGTTAACTCATTATTGCCGTCTGATCCAAGATCGGTAGACCTAGCAGAAGTACTATCAATTAAATCTATATAGTTTTCTTCTGTTGGTCTATCGCCTGTCTGAAACAGGGCCTTTACGTTGGTGGTTGATATCTTTGCCATGAGGCCATTATATCATTATGTTAAAGAATATAATTATTAATTCCGATGATTTGAAGTCCAATTCCAGGTATGCCTGCGTTTGCTGGTGGTATTCCAATATTTGTAAACATTACTCTAAAAGGCAAAACTTCTTGTATCTTTGTGAGTCTTACAAAACCACTTATCTTACTTTTAGGATAATCTATCCTAGAAATTGTTTCTGATCTTTTTTCAGATAAATCTATTATTGCTACTGAAGCCATTACGACTCATCGCTGTTTGTAATATCTTCAATAACTGTTAATATGCCACGAGCAACTGTCCATACCCTCGTAGCATCGCTTAATTCAATATCAAAAATATCTCCAGTGTTTAAACTTTTTGATTGAGCAGATGTTAATGATACTGTAAACTCTCCATCGCTATCTTCTGCTGTAGGTGATGGATTAAGAATTAAAACTCCTGCTGGATCTGCATCATTTAAATTTCCCGCAAGTGTTGGTCTTTTAATTTCCATCTCAATTGTCCATTCAGCAATATCAAGTGGGTCTTTATTATCATCTGTTACATATACCCGAAATGCTGCTGTATCGCCTTTTACAATCGTCCAGTTGACCGTAGGAGGAGCAGAACCGATTGAATAAGAACTAAGGGATTGATCTCTAAATGTAGCCATAATCTTATCATTATACCATTAACTAATATGATATTTAAAATATTTTTATATTTTATTGCTCAAACTTGACTCTATTGGCAAATTCATGTTATAATTAATACATGCTACCTACTTGGTAGCATTTGTTCTCTAGGAGGTATTTTACAATGAGAGAAGCAAATGTTTGGCTAGGGGTGTTAACGTTAGTTATTTGTAGTACTGTTTTTTCGGCTACCGCAAATGCAACAAATGAAAACAACTTACTAATTAAAGAGTCCGTTAAGTCTGCCACCCAAAAGGTGGCCTTTTTGGTTTCTAAAGAGAAAAAATTAGAAAAGTATGAAAATGCTCATAATTTAACTGATGGGCAACTGGTGGATATGTTAAAGGCTGTAGGGTTTGAAGGAAAAGCCTTGAGATCTGCTTGTGCTATTGCAAAGGCAGAATCCAATGGTCGTCCTCTTGCCTTTAACGGTAATGTAAAGACTGGAGATAATTCTTATGGTGTATTTCAAATAAATATGCTTGGAGAATTAGGGTCAGATCGTAGAGAGAAGTTTGAGTTAGACTCAAATGCTGAGTTATTGAACCCAGTAGTAAATGCACAAATTGCTCTTCATATGACTAAGGGTGGAAAAGATTGGTCTGCATGGAGTTCCGTAAATGGAAAACGATATCAAGAGTGGTATAACAAGTATCCTTGCAAATTATAGAAATTAAATAAAAATACCCCTTAAGAAAATATCTTTTGGGGTATTTTTTTTAATTAATTATTTTGTTACTTTATAGATTATCCGATTCAAATGGACCATCATACTTCTGCTCTTCTTCATTCCACATCCAAAATCTTGGAATTCCATCTTCTGCCATTGCTGGACGAGGAACTGGTGATACATAAGAACATATTTCTGGTTTTAAAACCCAAGAAGGAAATGGTTTTTCATTAGGAATAAATCCATCATTTACTGGATCAAAAATATATCCAGGTTGTGCAAAGTTTTTTCTAAATGCACCCTCTAGTTGCCAAGATTGGGTTTCATTATTCCAATAATGATTACCTTTTGTATTAAAAGAAGTTCTTTTGCATACCTGATTTCTTTGACGACCATACCAAGATTCAGGATCCCATCCTTCAATATATTCGTTTTCGTCAACTCCTGTAATTACCTCAGTAACTACATTATTTTCATCTAAAAATGCGTAGTGTGCCATTATGACCAAGTCACCGTCCCTGTTCCTGCTGTAAATGTATAAACTTTGTCTCCGCCATCAGTTGTGTTGGTAGAGGTTAGTCCTGCGCCCACAGTTAAAACTTTTGTACCATCAAATCTTAAAACAACTAGACCAGATCCTCCAGGACCACTTCCAGTATTTGCAGTACCCGCTGTTCCACCAGATCCAGGATTAAATCCCCATCTGTCGCTAAATGAGTTGGATCCACCAGTACCGCCACCACCAGTACCACCGCTACCACCAGAACCTACGGTAGGAGCAGAGTTTGTTGGTCCACCTCCACCACCAGCACGAGTTACAGAAGTTCCAGTAATAGAAGATGCTAAACCATTTCCTCCACTGCCTCCATATGATCCATATCTTCCAGGACCACCATTAGAACCTGCTTGTCCAGCACCACCGCCACCGCCATATCCACTTGATCCACCAGCCATGCCTTGAACTGGAGATGCTGTTCTTGCTCCACCGCCACCTGCACCTGAACCACCAGATCCTCCTGGAGCGTTTCCACCTGCAGTGCTTGTTACTGAAGAAAATACAGAGTTGCTTCCGCCAGCACCAACAGTTACCGTATAACCAATACCACTTGTAATGCTTACTGGAGACTCTGCTGACCCATTACCGCCAGTAGTTGAATAAGATGTCCGATATCCACCTGCACCACCACCTCCACCTAAACTTCCACCAGTATTGCTTCCTCCACCAGCAATAACTAAATAATTTACATTTAAGTTATATGGAGTTAAAGTTGTAAATGCATCTGAAGCCACACTGTTTACGCTATCTCCGTTTGCATTTGTTGCTTTAACTACCACTGTATAAGAAGTTGAATCTGATAAACCAGCAATTTGCAGTGGGCTTGATGAACCACTTATAGTAGCACCACCTGGGCTTGCTGTTGCTGTAAAACTTGTTGCTGTTCCACCAATTAATGCAGGGGTAAAACTAACTGTTGCACCATTTGCACCAATATTACTAATTGTTGGTTTTGCTGGTTGTGTTGGAACTGCAATACTTGAAACTCCAGTTACCTGAAGAGTATTTAATGTTCCAGATTTTACACTTCTAATTGTCATTATGAAATTTCCGATCCGTATGCTGAGAATGCTAGTGTGGCAGATGAAGCATATACTGATATTACATCTGTTGTTGCTAGAGTTACTCCTAATGTAAGTGTTAAAGTGTCTAGTGCTGCAATAGTTATATCATAAACAATGTAATGTTTGTTTTCTGCTGTGGCTCCTGCTGGTCTAACTGCAATTCTAAAAGTAGCAGAAGAGTTAGCAAGATTTGCCACTGTTATTGAAGAACAAACTGCTGATGTAGCAGATGGAACAGTATAGAGTGATGTAAGAGTCGCTGATGCTGGGTTCGCTTGTCCAAGGACTTTATAGGTTGTAGGCATTTTGTGTTATTATCCTCCCATCGTTAAGAAAGTTTGGGCTAAAACATCTGGTGATGATTCCCATACGGATATTGTACCATCACTTTTTAGATATTTATCTGTTTGTCCAGTTGGGGAAGGTAAAACTGTTCTCCAACTACCGCCAATATAAACTTGAATTTCATTTATTGTTGTTCCCCCAGAATCTTGTCTAATTAAACATATAGTGCCAGCAGTAGGGGATGGGATTGCTGCATCTCTGGCTGTTGGATTAAGAAAGTTATTAGTTCCCTTTTTTGCAACAGATGCTTCTGCGGTTGTAAAGTTAGAAAGATGCGTATGTAACCCAGTCCATTCAAATGTTCCAGAGATGTCTGTCTTTCCAGAAACTTGATACCAAGTATCATCTGCTACATTGTATACGTAGGCTGCCTTACCGTCTGAATCAAATACTGTAGGCATTAGACCACCTGATCAAATGTGCTAGTGTCGCCATTATAAACATACATTTCAATTGGACTTGAACCTTTTTTAATCCAGATTAGTCCGTTTGCTAAATTTGTTGATGGAGCAGTTGTTGTATAAACTGATGTTGCAGCAAAGTATCCAACTCCTGCTGATGAATCTTTATCTAACCAAACATATCCATCTGGTATGGTATTAGAAAATGCTGTAAATGCTGCTGCAGTTGGTGCAGTCGTACTTGCTCTTGAAATATCCCTTGCTGAAACTTCTAGGGCAGCCTTTGTGGTAATTTGAGTTTGTAAATTAGTAATGCTATAAGCAATAGATGGATTTAAAAGATTTGCTGTATTAGTTTCTGCCGTGTCAAAATCATACGACCCATAATGATATGCCTTTAAAGCATCTTGAATGTTAGCATCATCACTTAATGCTGGAATTTTAGTTGGTACTAAGTTTCCTATATTTTCTACAGCCATGTGGTCACCTCTATAAAGATTATACCATTTTTGTTAAACTATAGAGATAAATAAATGGACCGTCTTACTTCCAGTAAGTGCTGACCAAGTGCCACCGCTATATTGAACTGCGTCAAAATTTATTACTAAGTTTGTTCCAGCCCCTGCTAAAGCAGGAATTTCCATTGCCGATGCAATTGGATTTGCTCCTTCAATTCTAAATTGAACATTGAAATTTGAAGCGGTAAGTGGTGAGCCACTAACTGTTACTATGTTTGATATTGGAATAGTAATTGATGCTGAACCAGACGTAAAGGGAATTGTTTCTACAGCCGAATAAATTGCTGGACTTACCTTTAAAACCTGAACCCAAGTATTTGCACCAGCCTGAGAAATATATTGATACATATACCCATAATTTTCTCCTGGAGCAGTATTGATATACATATCATTTAAAATTAAGGTATTTCCAAATAAAACACCACTTGCTGTCAGTGCGTTAGGTTCTCCAGAACCAACGATAAACTTACTACCACGAACTCCTTGTGGTCCAATATCAACTAATAAATCAATTGACTCTGGTGGTCCTATAACTACAACATCGTCGGTATTAAGTAGTACGTCAACCATTATGAATCATCTGCTCCAGTAATATCATCTGTTACTGTTACGGTCCCCGTCAAAAGTGTATAAACTAATGTTGCACCAGAATCTATTTGAACATCATAGACATAATTTCCAGCAGTTAGTTCTTCTCCTGCACCTGGTAGGATTGTACAAGTTACAGTGTCTGCAGAACCATCAACAACAGCCTGCATTTCGTACTGAGTTTTGCCTTCGCCTCTTGCATTTGCAACAAAAAAATTTGCGCTATAGCCTGTTAAATCAAAAGCCCCACCGTTTGCAGTTTTTGGGCGGATGACAAATTCATACCTATCACCACGGTAGTAATTAAAATTATATGTGCCTGGAAATGCCATTAATCCTCCTGTAACATTATACCACTAAGATACTGATACATATATGCCTTTTAAAATAAAAGAACTTTCATTGTCAGTTCTGATCTGAGGTATTCCTCCATAGTTTTTGATTCTATCGTTATTTATAAAAATGGTTTGACAATAGGAGATATCGTATGAGTATTGATACTTAACTAAACCAACGTATCCAGTTGGAGAAAGATCCTCATCTCGCAAAAGAGTTCTTATCCAAACCTCTGTATTTGGAACATAGGTTTCTAAAGAAAAATCATACCTAATTTCTACTTTAGCCCCAATCTTTAAGGTTTTTAAATTTATATTATTTGCTGTTATGTTTAATAAAGAAACAGATTTATTTGGCAAATAAGTTTGAATGGTTTTTGATTCGTCTATATCTAAGAAAAAATTTACCCAACCATCTTCTCCTCTTTCTGGACCCAGTCTATATGTTTGAGTACTTTTATTTGCATAATATGCCCATCCAGGATACTGACCAGATGGACTATCGTATCCATCCCCTGCCCTTCCTGGTTCTCCACGCTCTCCTTGTGGACCCTGTCTACCAATATCACCCTTATCGCCTTTATCGCCCTTTGGTCCGCGTTCTCCTTGTGGACCTGCTGGTCCTGTATCACCTTTTTCTCCAGTAATTCCAGGAACGGCAATATACTCAGTTGTTCTAACTTCTTGGATTGTTTCTAGGTATTTTTTCTTTTGAGGAAAGTCCATGCTTTTAGCCATGACTTATCCTAACTACTTTATTTTAGTTTTAAATATTTTTTTGCCAATTTTTATTACTGGCGGGAGAAGTGGTGTAGGGTTTGAAACTT